GACTGGAATCCAATCTTCAATAGCGTCCAAGTCGGCGTCGATGATGAAGCCTCTGGTTCTTTCCTAATCATATACGGAAACGACTCTCAAAACGACAGTGCTAAAATCTCCCTCGACTGGGACGAATGGGACGACCTTGTAAAAGTTGTTCGTAAGTATCGTAACGAATGGGAGTGGAAATAGAACACTATGAAACCACTAAGCGAAATATACAAAGAACTAGGGATTGCATTTAGATTTCCTATCGAAATTAGAGATTCCAATGGCAAAGCTACTTACTTCGAGGACAGCGATGGCTACTGGGAGAGGTTCGAGTATAATGCCGAGGGTCGCCCCACTTACTCCGAGAACATCGATGAATTCTGGCAGAAGTGGGGGCGTTCTACTAATGGACGATTGACTTCCTTCAAGAATAGCGATGGCGTACAAAGAGTTGAAAACTAAGCACTTGCAAAATTATCGAAGTGCGAAAAACTACCCTGTATTTCTCACCAATAACACTATGAAAAAACTAAGCGAAACGCTAACAGAACTAGGGATTGCCTTCAGCTTCCCTATCGAGATTAAAGATGCCAACGGTAAGCGGACTTACTACGAATACAGTAATGGATGCTGCTGGAATGGTGAGTATAATTGCAAAGGAAACGAGACTTACCACGAAGACGGTAAGGGCTACTGGTTTAAGCTTGAGTATGACTCCAATGGCAACGAGACTTACTACGAGAACGGCACAGGCTATTGGTACAAGCGCGAGTATGACGCCAACGGCAATCGGACTTACTTCGAGAACATCTATGGGAACTGGTATAAATATGAGTATGACTCCAACGGCAATCAGACTTACCACGAGAACAGCGATGGCACAAAAAGAGGCACCCCGAAGTCCGCTAAGACCTGCGAAGGTAAAGTTGTCGAGGTAGACGGCATTAAATACGAACTAAAAGCACTATGAAAAAACTAAGCGACACACTAACAGAACTAGGGATTGCATTCGGCTTCCCTATTATAATTGAAGACGCCAATGGCAAAGTGACTTACTGCGAGGACAGCGATGACAACTGTGTGAAGTGGGAGTTTGATGCCAATGGCAATGAGACTTACTACGAGGACAGCAATGGCAACTGGGGGAAGTGGGAGTTTGATGCCAATGGCAAAGTGACTTACTTCGAGGACTGTGATGGTTACTGGGGGAGGTACGAGCGAGATGTCAAGGGGCGGCCAACTTACCACGAAGGCAGTAATGGCTTCTGGCAGAAGTGGAAGCGCAATGCAGATGGTGACGTTCTTTATTACGAGGACAGTACAGGCGTAAAGAAAAGCACACCTTAATCAGCCAACCAATAACTATATGAACTCCCTAACAATCATGACTCTAATACAAGCTTTGATCTTAGTAGAAAGCAACAACAATGACCGAGCAGTAGGTGATGATGGGCTAGCGTACGGTTGCTTACAAATACATAAAATTTATGTAGAAGACGTTAACCGTATATTAGGTGAAGATAAATATGTACACGTTGACGCATTTAATCGACACGATTCAATAGATATGTTTATAACGTACACAAGTCACTACGCTACCTACACAAGACTAGGTAGAGAACCAACACCAGAGGATTTTGTTCGTATACACAACGGCGGTCCTGATGGATGGAAGAAACCTGCAACAAAGAAACACTGGAACAAAGTTAAAGATACACTAGATAATTATGCAAAACGACCTTTTTCAAATCTCCCGAAGCGAAAAACCAGCACTAGACTTACCTCCAGTGATGCAGCCAAAAAGTAACTGGCGACCTCCTGCACAACTACCAAAGTTCGACAAAGTCATTGCCATTGACTTAGAAACCTGCGACCCCAACCTAAAGAAGAGTGGACCCTCTTACAAACGAGGAGAAGGTAAAGTAGTTGGCATTGCTATTGCCGATGAGCATCAACAAGTTTATTTACCTATCGACCACCAAGGTGGTGACAACCTAGACAAAAAGCTAATATGTCACTACGTACAAAACGTAATCAACGAAAGCACTGAGATACTGTTTGCAAACGCAGCCTATGACCTTGGCTGGCTCGCTGTTCTAGGCATGACAATCAACTGCCCAGTGCGAGACGTACAAATTGCAGAAGCATTAATTGACGAAGAACAGTTCTCATACAGCCTCAACAATCTATCTAAAAAATACCTCAAGCGTACTAAGTTTGAAGACAACCTGAAGAAAGCAGCAGAAGCCTACGGAGTAGACCCCAAGGGTGGTATGTGGAAGCTACCAGCACGTCACGTAGGTGAGTATGCCGAGATAGATGCCCGCAACACTTGGGACATATACCAACACCAGAAGCCTGTCCTACGAGAACAAGACCTATGGACTGTATGGGAAATGGAGTGCAAGCTCACACCCGTACTTGTCCACATGACAATGAAAGGTGTACCTGTTAACGTTGACGGTGCTGACAGGTTAAACGAAGAACTCAAAACAAAAGAAAAACAACTAAAACATCACTTCTCTGACCTAGACATCTGGTCTCCTGTACAACTAGCAAGGCACATCGAAAAGCTAGGCTTTATCGTACCTAAGACAGAAAAAGGCAATCCTTCCGTAGATAAAGACTTCCTAGTCAACTGCGATCATCCCGAAATTAAACTAATCCATGAAGCAAGAAGCATTAACCGACTCCGAAAAGTCTTTGTTGAAGACATCATTCTCAACCAAAATTATAAAGGACGAATCCACGCAGACTTCAAACAGGTTGCATCGGACTCTGGTGGCACTCGTTCAGGGAGGTTATCTTCATCCAACCCAAACATGCAACAAGTCCCTAAGCGAAGTGATATCGGTAAAGCTATCCGAAGTCTCTACGTTGCAGAACCAGACACACTCTGGTGTAAAGCAGATTACAGCTCACAAGAACCACGACTCCAAGTACACTATGCACTCCTCGGAGAATTTGGACAGCCCTTGCCTAAAGCAGTACAAGCCAGAGAAGCATTCGAGCGAGGAGAAAAGCTATACACGTTCTTCGAGAAAACCACAGGACTCCCTTACGATACCTGTAAAATGTTATGCCTAGGCATCAGTTACGGTATGGGAATGAAGAAGATGGCAAAGACGCTCAACATATCTGAAGAAGAATGCAAAGCTACTATGCGTAAATTTAACAGCGAAGCGCCGTTCCTAAAAGTCTTGTTCGACAACGCAATGAACGTTGCAAGCTCTCGTGGTTACATTAAAACAATCATGGGACGCAGAGCACGATTTGACTTCTGGACACCTAGCTTTGAAGAGAAGCCAGTAAAAGGATACGGTCCAGCCAGAGGAAAGTACCCAGACAAACCACTCCAACGTTCTTTTACAAGTAAAGCACTAAACAGGCTTATTCAAGGAAGCGCAGCAGACCAAGCAAAGAAAGCTATGATTGATGCTTATGATGCTGGTTTTGATATGCGGTTGCCAGTACACGATGAGATCAACGCTATGGTTACTTCAGAAAAAGAAAGTTTAGAGTTGAAATTGATCATGGAAAATGCTATACCGCTCAAAGTACCAGTTATTGCCGATATTGATCTCGGTCCTACTTGGTGCTAACCAAATACAATATGCAAGATACAGAACAAGACATACTAGAAGAAGCCCTGAGCATTACTCAAGGTGATCGACAGGAAGACTACGGAGACTGTAAAGTAGAACTAGAGAGAGTTGCCACAATGTGGTCAGTAATCTTCGACACTACGGTAGACGCCAACCAAGTAGCCCTCGCAATGATCGCCTTAAAGATGACAAGGCAGATGAACAAAAACAAAAGAGATAATTGGGTTGACATTGCAGGTTATGCAAGAGTCGGCTATATCGCAACAAAACCAAATAATAACAATGACTGATGAATTACTACAAGAAAGCGACGTTATACCTGTCGCATCGATCGAAGGATTTGATACAAGCTCTGTCCCCGCTGGAGACTTGGCTGAGATTAAGAATCTGGGCGAAGCTCTCAACGACTTGGATCAAAACATCCTTGAAGAAGAAGGTAAAATTAGTGCTCTCAAAGCTAATCGTAAAAAGATAGCAGAAGAGTTGCTTCCAGACTTAATGGAAAAAGTTGGACTTAAGCTTATTCAGCTTAACGACGACACCAAGATTCAGCTTAACGATTTCGTTGACGCTCGAATCAAAGACCCGCAAACTGCATTTGACTGGTTGCGTGAAACTAACAATGATAGTATCATCAAGAATCAACTTAGTATCACACTAGGACGAGACCAAGATGCACTAGCAAAAGAAATACAAGATTTAATTGAAGAGTCGTTTAGTGTGACTGCTGATGCAAAGATCAGTATCCACCACGCAACTCTCAAGTCTTTCTGTCGTGACGCTCTGGACAACCCAGAGCTGGCAGAATCCTTACCTCGTGAAGCCTTTGGTATCTACCAAGGAACACGAGCGAAAATAACCCGATAAATAGAAAAGAGAAATAAGAATCATGGCATTCGATATATCAACAGTAGCAGGTCAAGGAACAGAGAATCTGGACTCAGGTTCTTCCTTGCCCTTCATCCGCATCCTGCAAGACTTGAGCCCTCAGCTCAAACCACAAAAAGACGAATACGTAGAAGGCTCAAAGTCTGGCGATCTCTTCTTTGCTAAAACGCAAAGCATTGTAGATCAGCCCGCAGAAATCATCCCTTGTTACACTAAGTCCATCTACACCGAATGGGTTCCCCGTTCAAAAGGTGGCGGTTTCAAAGGTAATCACCCACTGAGTATTGTTAGTCATCCTGACTACGAAAAAGGTCGTGAGCGTCAATACGATGAATGGCTAGGAGAAAACGAGCTTAAGTTCACCACATACTGGTTTGTGCTGTTAAAGCTCAACGGTACATGGGAACAAGCAGTTATCCCCTTCACCTCTTCTCAGCTTCGCGTATCTCGCAAGCTGACAACAGACATCAACCGTTTCCGTTACGACGGAATGGACGTTGTACCACCACTCTATGCGCAAGCATGGAAGCTGGTTTCTGTACTAGAAACAAGCAAAAATGGCGACGATTACTTCAACTTCGGATTTGAAGAACCCCGTGTTCTTGACTTCGAGACTGATGAAGAAACGCTGACCCTTGCCTCAGAGACGTACAACACTGCGTCCGACACCCCACTACTACAAACATCGGAGCAACCAAAGCTGGTTGCAGATTCCGCTGTACACTTCTAGTAGTAACCCCACCGCCCCTAGTTCCTTACATGGAGCTAGGGGCTTTATTTTCCAATGATACCTGTAGCCGATTTAGCATTTAAGTTTTACGATCTTTTCGTAAGCAACCCATCCGTACACGGACAGACTTCCCTTACAGGAAAGACTCGTGATCGTGATGGCAAACAAGATTCACGATCTTTTTTAGTCAAGACACCGCTGACCAATGAAATCTGGGAAGAGCACCTTAAAGGTGACAAGATCATCGGCTGCACTCCCCTAATCAACGAAGACCGAGTTCGCTGGGGAGCACTCGACGTTGACGTATACCAAGACACCAACACAACAGAAGACATCGTAGCCAAAGTTAAAGAACACAAACTACCCTTTGTTGTTTGCCGCTCTAAGTCTGGTGGTGCTCACGTATATTTATTCTTTGCCGAAGAAGTTTCCGCAGCCGCTGTAATTGACAAGTTAAAGTCATTCAGCGCATTCTTCGGACAGGGAGCTTGTGAGATATACCCCAAGCAAGCAAAGATCAGTAACCGCAAAGATGACTCTAAGTATGGCAACTGGATCAACATGCCGTACAGTGGCAACCCTACCCTACAATACGCATTCAATGACGACGGTGAGTTCCTTAACCCACTTGAGTTTATAGAACTAGCAAATCAAAAACGACTCAGCCAAGAAGACTTTGACAACTTAGAAGTACCAGTGCTTGAGACCGAAGAGCTACCAGAAGGACCCCCGTGCCTCAACTATATCTTTCAAAACCGCACACAACATAGCGAATCTCGAAACATCACTCTAGCTAATGTAGCCGTATACCTTAAGAAAGCTCAACCTTCTGATTGGAAACACCTGCTACCTAAGTACAACAAGAAGTTTTCCGAGCCTCTCGAAGACAGAGAAGTAGAAGCACTTGTTAGCTCGTACAGCAAGAAAGACTACAAGTACCAATGCTCTAGCCAGCCTCTATGCAAGTATTGTGACGCTAAGCTGTGCGGACAGCGCAAGCACGGCATTGGCGGAGAAGAGTTCCTACCTAACAACAGATCTCTTATGCAGCTTAAGAGCGACCCGCCCTTGTGGTTCTTAACACTAGACGACTCTGAGTTGCAGCTTACGACTGAACAGTTTGATAACTTCAATCTATTCAATCAAAAAGTAATGGAACGACTGCTGTTCAAGTACCCACCAATCAAGCAAGAAGACTGGGTCAAGCAACAGAACCTGCTACTTAAGAATTGTACACAAATAGA